ATCGATTCAACTTCATTTTTAAATGATATTGAACCTTTTTCTTGTTGAGTAATTCCTTCACCAGCCGCCGCCTTCTCTAATGTTTCATAGAAGTTAGCCAGGTCATCCTTCACAGTGTCTGCTTTCTTTGGGTCAGCGTTGTTTTGAGTTGTACCTGTGGTTGAAGCTACTTCCATTACCTTACCCAATAAATCTTCCGATAGTACTCCGTAAGTTAATGTATGTATTCTTGTAATCTCCTCAAGTAATGTTCTTTTCATAATAATATAAATATGCGAACATTACAATTAATACCCATAATGAGAATCCATATTTCTCTTATGTTGTTGTTTAGGTTTTTCAGGTTTCCCGATATTCCAATCTAAGAAATCTTCCCCTTTATAATCGGGGTGATTCTTTTGCATATAATCAATACCTCTCACCCAAAAAAATGCGATGATTGCCGCCAATCCAAAACTGCAACCAATTCCAATTAAATAACTTTCCATCATTTGTTTTCTGTTAAGTAGTTTAAAATTTTCTCTTTAATGCCTGATTGTTTTATCCCCTCAGTTCTTCTAGTTGTTAGAACAAAATTGGTTAATCCCCAATCCATTTCCATATCACCCCACGATTCGTGAACTTGGGGGATTCCCATATTCAAATCATCAACGGCAACCCAATGAGTAATCTCAGGATGGTCGTGTAGATACTGAGTAATTTCAATTGAACGTTCCTGTTCTAACATCCATCTTGGTGACCACGCAAATGTGTGTTCGTTATAACAAGTACAATCGGATACCTTCTTTGTGAATGCTATTGGTTTCTTTATGATTCCTTGTGATTCATAATACTCACCCATCTCCTCAACATTTGCCCACTTTTTCCAATCAGACGAAACGACAATTTCAGCATCGGTTTCTTCCAATATTTCATTTAACACACCGATAGCTTTCTTATTAAAATTATCAAATCTCGCATCGACCGGTAAAGATTGAACGGATTGACTCAACTTGCGTTTTGCCTTTTGTTGTTTTTTAACTCTACCTCCCCACTCAGTTGATAAACATATCACACCATCGTGGTCAAGAAATATTACCTTCATTTTTCCTTCCTTTAAACATTAATCTAAATGTACTAAAAATTCCCAACAACATAAAAATTTGTACGGGCCAAAATGGTAAATTATGTAACTCGTGTAACATCCAAAAGATGTTCATAAAAACCCAAGACATCAATGTTAGATTACTTTCCCTACCATTCTTTTCCTTTATAAAAATATAAATTGTGATGATTGACGTTGGGATAACCATAAAGGTTGCCATCCACGTAAATTTTAGGCACCAAAATATATCTTTTAACAACCACGAAATTACGTGAATTTCTTGTATATTCCAAATTATTTTAGGATATCTAGTCAATATATTCTGGTTGGGGTACCCATTTACCTTCAGATGTAATGGTGGGAGAGTTATTTCTATCAATCATAACCCACTCCACCTCGACAATTCCCCAAGGTTCAAACTGCTCCATAACGTCTTGTAATGTGAAACATTTACAACTGTAAATGTCAAATTGAGCCATTGCAGGTTGGTGATGGTCCCAAATATGTATCGATGAGTGTGATGTTGCTAAAGTTACAGTACCTGTTAAACCTTCATTACCAGGAAAGTCCACATAAACACTTGTGGGTCCTCCAACAACTTCCATCTTAACTTTGTGAACTAAGTCAATAAACCATTTATTTAAAACTTCTACCTCTTTAGGGGGATTCTTAATCCAAATCTTCATTAGAAGATGTTGGTGGTAGGGTTCAAACTTTTCAATCATATATGTCTTTTTACATTACATATATATAACGAAATTTGTATTTTTATAAGAATTTTTTAAAATTTCTAATAAATTCTTTTTCGTACTTTTTTAATTCTTTGGTGTCTAATCCGTTGTATAAAGCGGTTGACATAAACGCATTAATCTCATCATCAATAATCTTCTTATCATCCACATATCCCATCTTCGTTAATTTCTTTTTTAACTTTTCGTAGTGAGATGGTTTTATGTTATTAATAAGTTTATTGACCGATTTCTTATACTCTTTGTTGGTGTGGTATAATCCGTGTGCGATTTCGTGGTCTAAAGTTTTTAGGTCTTTACTACTAGCACCAATCAAATACCAATCACATCTTGTTCCACTATTCTTTTCCATTGAATCATTTGAACAATAGAAATAAATGTCATTCATAATGTGGTCGTACTCAGTTTCTTTATAAAAAGTATCAACTCCCTTTTCAACTACATTACTTGGAATATTATAACCAGACCAATCTTCAGGATATGTGAACACCCTCTTCTTCCAAGCACTTTTATAGAATCTCATATACTCCATCCAACTGAATTTTTTACCTCTAAATTCTTTGTAAGGAGATTCATAAAATTCTTGATAACGGCAAAATAACATTGCTCTGTCATAGTCGTCATCAATCAATACACAATAAATTCTTGGTTTTATTTCTTTAACTTTCCCTTTGAGTAAAGGATGTTTAATTTTCATTATATAAGTAAATTTGTGATGTCGTTACCATCCTTATATATGTCAAGATACCCCACGACTTTTGGTATCTTATTTGTATTCTCAAACTCAGTTGTTTTTGGCATCATACCAACAACCCATTCAGGTTCTTTAATCTTTTTTAGATTAAATGAAAAAATACCTTGAGGTGTTGAATTGATATAATATACGGACCCTTTTTGAATAAGAGAATCCCATTTTATTTTTTCTATCAATAAATCAGAATAATCCGCTCGTCTACATTTCAACTCATAGACTTTTTTTCTACAAGTACTAAACGCATCCGTCGGATTATACTGGTCAGTCTTTTCCAAATCAGGAATCAACTTAGTTTTAAGAAGATTAAAAAGTGTTTCTTCGTTTAAATTGATAAGAAGTCTTTTCTTTTCAATTGATAACATTAACGTAAATGTTTGAATTTATCTCCCAAGTTATTGATGAAGTTTTCTTCTTCAATTGAAAGTAAATCTCTACACTTAGCTAACTTATTAAGACTATCCCAAAATCTTTGGTCGTTAACATTTGGTCTACGAACACCATTGTTCTTACCTGTGGTTTCTGTAGAGGATTGGATGTATCCATCTTCTTCTAATATCTCAATTAGTCTATCTCTTTCTCTTTTACTACAAGCGTCGATAAACTCACTTGGGTCGATGTCAATTTCTGTACTAAATTCTGGCATAATATTATTTTTTTCCTTCTATTAGAATGGTTTTTAATGAGTCTGCTTTCTTTAATTCAACCTCTTTAACAATGTTAACATTTTTTTCAGCTCTTAATTTTGCTAACTCTTTTTGTTGGAAGAAGCAGATAATCAACAAAGCAATTGCACCACCCATTGTGATATTCTTTTGATTATTTTTAATAAATTCTATCATACTATTTGTTTTATAACTCTTCAACAATTCCCAATATCTCCGCCAATCCTAATAGGATTGCAGTGTTACCAAATTGCTCGTTAAATAAAAACCAACAAGCGGTTAATCTTAACACACTCTTAAATAAACTTATCCAAAAATGTGAATTACTTTTTGATTCTTTTGGCTGCATTTGTTTTCTTTTTAAAACTTTTCTTCAATGTGTAAATTATCTCATCAACCTCATTGACCGCCATCCCAAGACCAAGTGAAACTTCACTTGATAGTTGAAAATTTTCGTTATCCCCAAGTTTAAGATATCTTAAAGATTCTTTACGAAAACCTGACGCTTGTCTTTTAAGGTCTTCTTTTTTGTTTCTTAACTCCGCATATACTTTGTTAAGAGTTCTTTGGTCGTAAGTAAGTGCTTTCATAATAAAAATATATTAAATTATTTTGAAGATTCCAAATAATTGTGAATAAAATTTATTCTTTGACCAATCCAATACATAACATTAACTGTCATTGAATTACCCACAGCACCTTTTACATTAGAATAACTTGGTTTTTTCCCGTTGATTTCAAAATCTAAATAACCATCAGGAAACCCTTGTAATCTTTCTAGTTCTCTTTCAGTAAATGTTCTGATACCATTATTATCTACCCAATAGTTTGAGGTGGATACTTTACCAAACCCATCAACCAATGTTCTTGCGTAGGATTTTGTTACCGTACCAGCGAGTTTAATTTGTCCGAGAATATTTTTGGTGTACTCATCCCTCTTGAGTTTATTCTTTTCTTCAACGCTTTCAAAACATCCTTCTTCAAATAATACTGAGAATGGGACTCTCCAGTCTTTTCCACGATATCCGACAATATAGATTCTTTTGCGTCGTTGGGGAACTCCGAAGTATTGCGAGTCGAAAACCCTATAAGCGATTGAGTAATTTTCCCCTTGGACAACCCCTTGTTTTTCGATGTGTTCAGGTCTGAAGTCAACTCCTGTGAAAGAGGAGATGATTTGACATAAGGCTTTTTTGTGTTGACTTTTAAAAACGCCTTCGACATTTTCCCAAATGAACCACTTAGGTCGTTTTTCTTTAAGAATTTGTCCATAGCTAAGGGCGATTTGACCACGGATATCATCCATTCCTTTGTTGAGTCCTGCATCGGAAAAAGATTGACAAGGCGTTCCTCCGACCAATAAGTCGAATTTTGTTTTTTTGTACGTTTCATTTGTGTTGAGTTTAGTGATGTCAGTAAATAAGGGTGTGTTTGGGTAGTGATGTGATAGAACTTGTTGTGGGAACTTTGCAAAGTCACATACACCTTTACATTCCCAACCAAGTGGTGACCAAGCTACAGTTGCCGCTTCGATTCCACTACAGACAGATAGGTATTTCATTGTGTTATAGTTTAGTTAAACAAATCTAACAATAAAAAAATAAAATTGAAAATTTTTTTGAAATCTTTTTTAATATATCATATAACTAACTATAAATCAATTAGTTATGATTTCGTATTTCTCTTTTTTCCACACCAAATA